GAGCTACCTTCTCACCACGATACTCGGCCTTCTCAGTGCGTCCCGGCAACAAGTCCTTGTCGTGGGATGCGGCCTTCTGGCCTGCTGCAATCTTGAGAAAGCTGTTTACACGGGCCATTGCCCATTGTTCTTTGGAAGTGACGTTAGGCCTCACAGAACCGGGGTTGGTCTTGTAGGCTCCTACACCACGATCATACACTGCCTTAAGGGTCTTGGCAGTGATGCGGCCTTTCTTAGCGCCATGCCTAGCGTTCCAGTTCTTGGCCTTCTCAGCCAGAGTGGACATCTGCACCTTTTCTACAGAGGACCAAGCAGCCTGAAAGGCACGCTGCTCAGAGCCGGTGTCTTCCATGACAGAGTTGAAGACCTGACGGAACTTGCTTTGTTTCTCTTCAGGTACAGTCTGTCGTACTGCTTTGGGGAGGTCTGCGTTGGTGCTGTAAGGCATCACTTCTTTCCCTTGTAGAACTTATCTTTAATAGTGCCTCTTGTGAGGCCAATGTCGGCTAGTTCGTAGTCGGTCATAGAGTAGAGAGTTTGCAGGGCTGCTTTGTCTTTAGCCTTCTGCTTCATCCGGTTGTACATCTCGCCGGGGAGCTTTATTAGGTTCATAGCTCAGTTCCGCAATGTCCATGAGGTCTTGAATAACTTCTGGGTGGTCAGAGACGTTAATGTCTGCGCCATTCAGATTACGAAGGAAGGCTGCAATCTCACGAAGATCGTGCGGTGCTACATCACCAGCCTTGATGTAAGGCATTGTATCGTAGGAGAGACCGTTAAGTTGCCACAGTCGCTCAACGAGTTGCTTGTTGAGTACGTCGGTGATAGCACCGATATAGCTCTCCAATGCTCTAAGAAATAGGTCGGTCTTAGACTTAGATAACGCATACGAGCCACCGGCGCTGTGTGCGCCGAGTAGAAGAAACTCAGACAGTACACTACGAGCAATATCATGCTGATAGCGGTTAACAATCGGGTCGATGTCAATGTTTCGTGAACCGTTGGAAGACATCAGTTCTACGTCTACAAGACGGATGTTAGTTGGGCTACCGTCTTTGTCAGGGTAGGTATCACTCGGGGTGATGATGTAACCCTGTTCATTGAACTTAACGTCTCGGAGGATGTCCTCCAAGTTAGACCGGAAAGCTACCTGCGCAGAGGTAGCATCACTAGAAAGGTACTCCGAGGGAATACGGGCTACAGGGATACCGGCAAGCTCACGCTCTACTGCAATGGCTTCGATAGCCTGAAGGTTGTTCAGATACTCATAAGAAGTATAAGCATTACGAAGAATACTACGGCCACTAGGGTCGCCGTTAATACTCGTCGTCTTATAGTATAGAGACTTGTTAGTCGGGATATAGTTTGTTCTGCCAAAGTAGCTGCCCTCCTGATAGAGGCCCAACACTTCACCGGACTTCTTGTCTACGTCAAAGCGGGATACAGTCCAAGGCGCTCTAGCTGCCAGCTTACGGATACCAATGCGTCCGTCGCTGTACTTGGAGTACTTCTTGTAGTCCCGAAACTCTGGGCCACCACGACGCTTATATACTACCTCAAACCAAGAGAAGCCGTAGGACAGGCAGGACAGGGCTTCTGCAACGTGGTCATCCAGAGTGTGTTCCATGTCGTCAATAACAGACTCAAGGAACTCTGCCTCTTTCTTGGCTTCTGGTGTATCATTGCATGGTACGACCTTCAGGTCTACATCTCGGAGTACCTGCTCAGTGGCGTACATAACTGCACCAATGGTGCTGTCGTTGTCCCGCATCTCACGGTACTTGCGGATAGCCTTCTTGCCACGAAGCTCCGGCAGGAACTCGTCCGCTCGGATATTGCCGTTGTGAGTGTTATCACCGGCTACACCGAGAATCTTCTTAGCTTCTGTCTCCGAGAGCTTCTTGGGCATTATCTAAGTCCTTTTGCAGAGCTATATGCCAACTTTAGCTGGGGCTTGGCATAGCCCTGTAGTGATAGGTCTGTAATGGCCCATACAAGGGCGTCTAATCTGTCCGGCGATCCTACAGAGCCTAAAGGCTCCCATGTCACCATCTGGTCCTCTAGGTCGTTGAGGCCCTTTACATGACGTACTTTGTCTTGTTCATACAGGGCGGAGACAGGCTCTGCTCGGGCCATCTTGCCACGACTAGCATGGACTAGCTTGACAGGGACCGTTTCAGACTCTGTGTGCAGAGTATGGCGAACCATATCTCCGCCCTGATTACGTTCGGCGACAATGCGGTCTGCTTGGTACTCTTCAAAGAGTGACACCGCCCTCGCAGCCCATTGCTGAGGCGTGTAGCGACCAGTGCAGTCAGCCAGAACGTAAGCTATACCGTTTACATCAATCCCTGCTACAACAATACCAGTCATGTCTGACTCGGAGTTGCTGGTGATAGCAGGGTCGATAGAGACTACAATACGGTTTAAGTCTGGAACTTGGTCTGCCTCGATCTCGCATTTAGCAAGTCCTGCCCTGTTCCACAAGGCACCGGAGGCTTCATCAAGGATTTCTGCGTATAGCTCTTGCCTACCTAGCCTAGTGCCTTCATACGTCTTCTTAACTGCATCAAGGAACGTAGAGGCTAGGTTAGCCGAGTTGTCATAAGTGGAGCCGGTAGACGTTACCGTCTTGTCGTCGGCTAGAATGTTTCTCAGTAGCTTGGTCGTCTTGGGCGTGGTCGTGATGAGGACTTGTGGGTGGCTACCCAGACGAAGCCCAAACTGCAACATATCCCAAGTCTCTTGGGCGTTACGCCAAGCACACAATTCATCACACCATGCAGAGAAGGCCTGTGGCCCCCTGAGTCGTTCGGGGTCTTCTGCTGAGAAGAATACAGCCTTAGCTCCATTCTCCCATGTCATGGTGTTGTTAGTGGGTGACCATTCAGGGTAGCCGATATGCTTCCCTCTATATGTCTTGTCACCCTTCCAACAGACGTTAAGGAGGCCAGAGTCCCCTTCAACCATCACCTTGCGTACATCACCCTTAGTAGGTGCTACACAATGTACAATCTTGTCGCCCTTACGGACTCGGTGTCTTACCCACTCTGCACCGGCTCTGGTCTTGCCCCAGCCTCGTCCTGCTAAGGCTACCCAAATATCCCAGTCATTGCCCTTCGGCTCTAGCTGGTTGGGTCTAGCCCAGAACTCCCAAGTGTGTCGTAGCTCTTCTACCTTAGCTGGACCTAGCTGGTCCATCAGGGAGGCTACTTCTTCATCGGGGAGCCTTCGTAAATCTTCAGCCGTTATCGCTAGAGTCATCAGGTCGGGACTTGCCAAGGAGGGTCATCAGGGCGTCGATAGCGGATTCGTCCATATCAGCCTCAGTGTCCTGCTCCTGCTCGTTCAGGGTAGAGTTAGGAGACCAACCGCCCTTACTACGAAGGAACAGTTCCTGAGACTTGAAGTCACCTTCTAGTGCTTGTTGCACTACTTTGTTGCCTACCATCCCTACAATGTCAGAGCGCTCTTGTGCAATGTCCTGACCGTAAATCTTGTAGAAGGTGGCAAAGGAAGAAGGTGCATCCTGTAGGTCTTGGATAGAGACCATGATGTCCTTCATAGCTACGCCATCTCGAATCATCTTGCGGATTCGATTGGCAATCGCTTTCTTGTGAGGGAGTGCCGCTGGCATACTACAAACCTAGACTACAAAGTTATAGACACAATTAGGGATTTAGAAAATCACATTCTATAGAATGTCTATAGCTTGGTCGATATGGATTATTAACCAATTTGGTATTTTATCTTATCAGGCTGTGCTATAGCTCTACTATAGTATAGGCCCTAAATCAGGAGAAAGTCAAGGGGTAAGCGAAAATATATTTTTGTTGTTTTGTAGAATATACCTAGAGTGTTGCATTTGTGCCACTACTAGCCCCCCTAGTGGGAAAGTATTTGTTTGTTTTGCAGACATGGGTGCATACTAGCGGCAGTATCTAAAATTTGTAGCAATCTGGAGGGTCCCAGTCGATATTACGAATTTTAGCCAGTGCCTGGGCGAATTCGGTGTAGTTTCTGCAATCTGCCCCGGCTATCGCCAAAAACCTGCGAAAATCTGCGGATTCCGAAAGTTTTTCTTGCACTCGATGAGCAAAAGCGCAGGCACTCAGGGCTTTAATTCAAACCGCCATCCGCCAGCAGCAGCCAGACCCAAGCAAAACAAAAGCAGAGCAGGGGTCTGGCGCTGGCTGGTATTATGAAACCCGACGCTTAGTCGGACGCAGGCCCACGGGCTTGCTGAAATCATAAACCACAAAACCGGGTTTGCGATTAGTGATCAGCGGCTTTGCGGCTTGCACAATGTCGCTGATTGCTTGGTTGAGGTGCTGTCTATCCATAATCCTTGAAGTCTCCAATCTGCTGGTTATGCATCCAACCTGCCTCATAGGCTGCAAGTTCGTCTTTGGTTAGCTGTTCAACCTTTTCGGTCTGCCCGGTTGAACCGGCGTAGTAGTGCGGACGATATGCCCGACGATAGTAGCTATCGGCTGCGCCTCGATCAAATGGGCCGCCATGTCGTTTGTCGTATTGCTCTGTCATGGTTTAACCTTCTCAATTCTGAAATGGCTGGTTTCTACTTCTAAGGCGTACTTTCGGCATTCTGGATAACTTCCCATGAACACAACCCGAAAATCAGCCTGCCTGTCTCTGGATTTCTTCTGCGCCCACACTTGCCAGAACGGGCTTTCAGTCTCCTTCATGGGCTGACAATCCCCGAGCCGATTAGATACCATGCAGTGAGCAGCATGGCGACGAAAAAGAAAATAATGGTTGCAGGGCTAGGCATTGGAATAGTCCCCTAAAATGGTTGTTTGATGTAGCCTAGACACTTCGGCTCCATCTGTCCACCTATTCGGCTGCTGTTCTGCTACATAATCGCACCAGCCATCCCACAAGGCTGCACAGCCGCCAGCGTTGCGGCATGCATCCAAATAGGCCAAAGCCTTTCGGCGTCTGGTCTTGTAGGTCGTAGCAGCACCGAACCTGAACGCGTTAGCATTCAGCCCGAAGCGTTGC